ACTTTATAAACTTTAGATTGATATGTTTATTACGCAAGCACCTTGATTTCCAAGGCTTCCTTGGCTCGCTTCAAATACTTCTCGCAGGCTGCCAGTCCATTGTACCCTCCGTTTATCTTTCTTCGGATAGCCTTCAGGTTGTCTTTGTCTGCCAACTCATTGCAGCCGAAGGTGTCGAATACCCACATCGAGGATTTTGTCGCTCCCAGAGAACGCTCCAGAAGTTCGGGACTGCCCACAACATCGAAGCCGCAATAATTGGCATACTTCTGATAGTTGGCTCGCCCGGTAATCTGTATCAATCCCCTGCCCTTATACTTCACGCCATCGCCCTGCTGGGTGTTGCCGAGGTCTTTCCTGCCCTCGTAGGCTCTTCCGCTTGCAAGTTCCTTTGTATATCTGAGCTCACCGGATTCGTGCGCTATTTGTGCGAGATAGTGCGCCATACGCAAAGGAGTATTGATGTGGAAATGCTCTGCCCATCCGTTTATGATTGGAAGGTAGGTGTCTGCCCTGCTGCCTGCATTCGGCATTACCTTTAGAAGTTGCGCTCTAGTTATCCTCATTATCTCCTCCTTTCTTCCTTTCTTCCTTCATAATCTCGACAACCGCCTTCGCAATTTCGTCCTTATTCTCCAGTATTACTTGCATCGTACGGTCTTGCTTGCGTATCTCAGCCTTCTCATACGCTTTTTCTCTAATACTTTTGAACTCGCACAAAAGCAGATAAACCGTCCAGGCGATTGCGAACATCGGGAAGGGAGAGATAATACACGTGGCCACGTCCATAAGCGAAGCAATACCGAATGTCGGGAAATACTTCTTCGCCTTGTCGCACGTCTTCTTCAATCCGGTTGAAGTTCTTGCAACATGCAGTTCCTTCGCCTTCTGTATGCCTGCTATCAGGTCAATTGTCATCGCTATCAGAATTGTAGCGAAACAGATAAAAATTACTAGGGCGCACAAATAAAGGTGGTGCACCTGAAAATCGTGAAATACTTCGCTCATATCAATTTATTTTTTTGGTTATTCCAATTTTTCCCAGTCAATGGTAACGCCCTTTCCGATGATGTCTGCCGTCCACCTGCAGAATGCCATACCCTCGTATCCGTCCGGATCACTGGCTACGGCAATAGCATACTGTACGCAGTCGCTCTCGGTCTTGATTACCTTTGGATAGAAGTCCGCATAAGCCATATTAGCCAAATAGAGAATATCCCCGAGGGTCGTGCCCTTTGAGATTATCTCGTTGTTTGTCGCCAGCCGGATTTCGTCTACCGTCCAATGGTGGCTCGTTCCGTCTACGTTCTTCATCTGCTCGCTTGCCTTGATTGCTAGCTGCTTCGTGAAGTGGTAGCCGTGCTTGGCAACGTATGCCACATATCCACTGGCTCCCATGAGTGCCTTTGCTGCCTTCTCGTATGGCAAGCTGTGGATGATGTCGCTCTCTTGGTGCTGGTGTCGCTCTTCCTCGCTGTCGCAAGAATGGCGCATAACGATTATTTTCTTCATTGTGCGCCCTCCTATCCTAGTTTGTCGAGTAACTGTTTAACCATGCCACGAATGCCGCTTATATCGCCCTCAAGTGCCTTGAAACGCTTTTCGGTTTCCTGCTTTTCCTTGATTGCCGGGTTCAAAGCTGCAAGAAGTTCTTCGCCCTTGGCTTTCCGCTCCTTGCTTGGCTCGTATGCCTTGATTATCTCATCGGCTTCATTTACCAATTTCCCGACTTCGGGCAAAAGGTCTGCCTTGTCGGTTGCCAGTACGGTTTCGCCTGCAAAGGTAACTCCGAGGTGTTCGGGTATGGTGTAGATGGTCTGCTTTCCCTCTACCTCGATTGTTACGTCTCGCATGGGCTGTCCGCTGCTGGAAATGGTTGCGATGCCAGTGTTGATGTGCGGCTGGTTGTCTACGACCTTGCCTTCCTTAACTTCCACCGTCTGCTTGTCTAGCAGATAGACCGGGTGATTTCTCTGTATATTCTTAAATTCCATGATGCGCTCTTTTTAGATAATTCGATAAATAGACAAAAAAGGGGTCTCACTGATAGAACAGCGAGTTGCCCCTTGATAGATTTTGTTCAGACCGCCTACGCTCCAGTGGTGGTTGTGGTGGTCTTCAACGCTGCAATAAGTTCAGCGTTCTGTCTCTGCTGGCTCAACTCCAGGCGTGCATCGTTGTACCGCTGCTGCAAATCCTGCTGCCAGTGATTGTTAAGTACATCGATAACTCGCTGGGTGTTGTCTTGGTTCGAGCGGATGATGTCGCACTTGTCCTGCTGAAGCTGGAAACCGAGTGCCGAGAAGCCTCGCTCTATGCTGCGGTTGTTGAAATCGAAACCTCGCTGCATTGAGTTCTCGATATTTTTCTGCCCCAGCTGGTTGTCGTAGCCCATCTTGATGATGTTCTGCTGGGTCTGGCAGCAGCAGTCCTTCAGTGCAATAGTCATCTGCAAGTTACCCTGCGAGATAGCATTGATTACTCGCTCTGCCGAATAACCAACTTGTCCGCTTATCTGCTGGATGCCTGCCTGAATGCCGCAAACAGAAGACTGCAATGCGTTGAAGTCGCAGTTCAAGTTAGCCGCCAAGGTCTTCAAGTCCTGGTTGTTTCCCTGAATTGCTCCCATCAACAAGTCGCTGTTGTGGTTGTCGCTCATCTGAGTGCGAAGGCTGTCAATCTGAGACTGAATTTCGGAACGCTGAACGTTGCCGTTCTGTCCGTTCCAGCCATCACCGTACATGAATCTGAACATTCCCAACATCATCATGTAGGCGAAAGGGTTGTTCCAACCTCCACCCATACCACCGTTCATTGCTGCCAGCATAGTCGCTGGATCATTGTCTCTACCTCTAGCGAGCAAGGCTGCTGCTAGGTTGTCATTGCCACCGTCCCCAGTGCAATAGACTTTTTCGATTGTGTCTGCCATAAAATTTTGAGTTAATTACGTTACGGAAACCAAATATTGGAATCCGCTGCAAAGTTACTCTGATTTTCGGCTCGCTCCAAAAAGTTAGTGCAGGGGTATTTATCGAATTATTGTCAAAGAACGCTTTTGGTTATTTTCTTTTTGTTTCTTAAATGCAAATCGGCTCAACGTCCTTGTTTAGCAAGGTCGCTTGTGCCGTGGCAAGTCGATAAACTCGAGACGTGCTGATATAGCTGTAAGCCATCTTGCAAAGATGCCTCACTGCTGGAACGGTGCGGTTTAATACGGTCGCAATGGTCGTTATGCTGAAACCTGCGTGTATCATCTGTTCAACGACCATACATCTTGTCATTACGAGGTTTTCTGCTCTGGACTTGCCGAGAACGTCTTCTCTCGTAATGCTCAACTCTCCGCTCGGCAGTTCAATAGCGCAACACTTGATTACGTTGTCTATAACTCGCCATAGTTCTTTCTCCTTGTCATTCATAATAAAATGTTTTCATCGTCTCCTAACATAGAATCAATCATTCCATCAATAGCTTCATCGGTCATGCTCTTCCTAATAGAAGGATCTGCGCCAATTGACTTCATCATCATAGCTACCCAGGGGTTGTCACTCTCCAGCGTGGATTGTATCTGCTCCTTGTATGCTTCGTGAAGCTCGCCCGATTTCTTAAAATCCAAAAGAACCGTGCGCAAGGCTTTTACAGCGTAGTTATCCATCAGCAGGGGATTGTCCCTTGCCGATGATAATTTAGTAAGAAGCACAGTCAGTGCTTCATGTAATTGTTTCTTATTCTTCTTCATATTGTCTTACTTTTAAATTTCTAAAGTCAGCGACTTAGAGTTCAAGTTTACCACCACAAGCATATCTTCTTGAGGTTTTAGTAACTCCTGCTTTAGGAGTTACTGGTTTTGCTCTACCTGTTTTATTTCTCATAATAATTTATTTTATTTATACAATTTTATTTGTTTTGAACAAACTCTGCAACAACAAGTTTATTATCATCTGTCTTGATTAAGCGTGCATAGGTATTGTATGCCGTTGCCAAAAATCCAGCATTATTAAGAATTGGACCAGATGATGATAATATTGACATTTTATACATGTAGCTATTACCATTGTTATAGCAAAAAGTGTTACCTCCTTGCGCTCCTGCGAAGACTACCTCCAGGATGCCTCCTTTCGATGCCTTTTGAAACCAATCGTATACGTTGATATTCTGTGCATAATCCATTTTAACAATCTGATGATTTGCGACAAATGGAATACTTATACGTCCTTCGTTGTCTGGTTCAGTTTTATAATCAGAATTATTAACAATAGCTGTGTCAAAACTTGCTTTTATTTTCGCCCAAAGATGATTTAATCCATTTAAATCTAAAAATTTCATATTAATTAATTTTTAAAGTTATTATTAAGCAAATAATGCATCTATCTCTGCTGTAGTTATTGCAGAATCTGCTGTAGCTCCTGAAGATATACCATCAAGCTTGGACTTGTATGCTGAAGTGAAGTCGTGGGTAGAAAGTCCCTTTCCGCTTACCACGTCAACCTTCTTTGATAGAGCTACATTTACGTCTGCTGTCTTAGCATAAGGCGACAAGTCATATGTGGTGTTTGTGTCAGTCCATGGAACATTAACATATGCCTTCTCTCCACTCAACTGCACTGGATAGTTTCTTCCGTTGGCAGCATAGCCTACTTTAATACCTCCTCGTGTATCAGTAGATGCAAGAGGGAGAAAATAATTGTTTGCCCTAGCTTCGATGCCATCCAACTTAACCTTATCGGTATTACTCATTGCTCCAGTTTCGGAACTGCTAGCAGTAGGCATAAATTCTGATGTTTTATTGCCATTTCCCATGGTAATAGATAGGAAGAGATCAGAACCTCTTTGCTCCCAAGTCAAGTTACTTAGTGTCTCACTCTTCTTAGCATAATCTGCAAGGTCTACTGTAGCACGGAAGTCTCCGAGTTTCTCCCATTTTGTCGAATCGTACGCTGCCGAAATGTCTCCAGTGTAGACGTACTCCGCATACTTATTGTTGGCGGTATCGGAATCCTTTACGAGGTAAATGTGCCGCTTGATGTTGCTCGTAGGCAATGCGGTCACTACCTCTGCCACCGTGGTGTCGAGGTTGCCGAGGTTGGCAAGTGGCACGTTGCCGTTGGTATCGAGACCTGCGATTCCACTCTTGCCGCCTACCTCCTTGACCGAGCCGTCTGCCATCAAAACTTGGGTAGCAGTGCCACCAGTCTTCACGATACTTATAGCTCGCATTCCATTTTCATCAACATTGAAAATGTGTATAGTTTCATTTTCATTACCACTTTTTGATACATCTAGTTGTTCACCATTAATTATATAATGTAAACCACTTTCAGGACTAATTTCACCACCTTTCTTGCTAAAAAAACGAGAATTAGCCCAGTCCTTAATCTTCTCCCAGAAATAGGCTAAGCCTATTGCGTCTAAAAATTGCATAATCTATTGTTTTAAATTGTTATTTACTAGTAATATCTGTTATCTGTTCCTCCGTGATTGCTGGAGGGAAGTCCTTCGTAACGATGTCGGTCACTTTGTTTGAAATATCCTTGTAGATGTCCGTGCCGAGTTTTTTTGCTGTCACGCTGCCGTCTCTGATGTTTCCAGTTGATATACAGTCCTCGGTCAGATGGTCGTGTTTGACCGCTCCCGGTTGTAGTTTATCTGAGGTCACACAATTGGATGCTAGGTGTCTGTTCTTTACAGAGCCATCGGCAAGCTTCGCTGCCGTTATCGCCCCATCCGCAATTTGCGCTTCCGTTATTGTTATCTTGGCGAGTTCACTCTTGATAATCCTAACGACTGCATCGTTCTCCAGTTTATCGTCCATCATGGCAAGCATCCTGCTTAACTCGACAACGATGTCGTAAATTTCCGTGCCGACACGCACCGCTGTGTTTTCTCCAACCTGCGTTGCATCTCGTATCAGCTCTGCCATACGGAGCATTTTTTGAATATCCTCGTTCATGTCTTATGTGCTTTTAGTTGCCTATTGCGTGAATGTGTGCCCTTGTTCCTCGCTGTGCCTTCACTTCTCCTTTCGAGGTGAATGCCTTGAGATATTCGAGTGCATCTGATAAATATCTTTCTGCCATGTCCATGATGTCGTTGTATTGCTTGTTGTTCGACAAATCTTGAACATGGTCTGAATAATCGTCTCTGTGGCGCATTCCACCTGCTCGGCTTATAATTGTGCCATCGGCACGAAAAAGCCTCGCATACGTGAAATAAGCGAGTGCTTTGCGTATTCCGCTGGTGTACTTCTGCACCTTGGTTTCGTCTTGGCTGCAATCGCCTTCCTTCTTTGTGGTGTATTCGCCACCGTCCAGGAATACCGCAGGCTGGAAATCGGGCAATACTGAATCGCCCCACTCTCCCTGCTCGGTCGCTGCCTTGAACCGCTCCCACCCGATGGCTGGTATGATGTTCGCATCTTCGCATTCCCGAATGTATGCGTTCACTTCATCCTCATCTAGGTGTGTGCTGGTCGGTCGTGCAAGTTCTCGGAACTGATCAACCGTGATAAGTTGTTTTCTTTGTTCTCCCATAGGCTCAATCAATTAATCTATCGTGTTGTTCCCTGCAACCTCGCTGCTAATATACTTCAACGGCTGTAGCTTGGGGTCTAGGTTCTGAATGGCTGGGTCGTGCCAGTTCTCGAAAATCTTTTTGAAGGCTCGCTCGATGAAACGCTGCTCGGTCGTCACTTCACCTGCATAGTATTCGTAAGCGTCCTGCATCACCTGCCCGCTGAATCCCAGCTTGCCAATACGGATGGAGTAGAAGAGTTCTTGATGAAACTGTGCGTAGATGCGCTCAATAACGCTGCTGTCGGTCACGGAAAACTCCTTGTCGAAGTTCTTCGTAGGGAAAGCCACAACCTTCGGCTCATCTTCCTCGTTCTCAACCTCGACCGCAAGAATCTTCGCTGTGTTCTCGTCCCCTTGGAACTGCAAAAGGTCTTCATCGGAAATCATCTGTCCGCTCTCCACCTCTTCGCCTTCCTCGTTGAACTTAGGCACGCCCTTCTTGGTTACGAGCATACACGATACGAGGAAGTTGTTGCGGACGTTTCTCATCTTGACGTTGCCCAGTCCCTCATCGGTCGAAATCTCCGTGATTGCTGAATCGTAGCTGGCTGTAGGATAAATAAACTGTCCGTCTAGGCTCTGCCACAGAACCTGCCCCTTGTAGCTATCGATGCCGCCAGCGTTCTCAATCTGTTCAAGGACGATGTCGGGGTCGGGATTGAAAATGTTGATGCGTTCAATAGTCTTCTCGTTTACCATCAACCGCTTTCCGTTCCTCGTTTTCTTCTGCTCCCAGTCTGGATGCAGCAAGACGTGCGCCACGCTCCCCTTGTCGTCCGTCTCTTCCAGTCGGCAATTTTCAAAGGGTACGTGGCTCACGCTCGACACCTGCCCTAGAACGTTGTAGTTTACATGAAGGGCAAAGCCTCCAAAGCGTGCGAGGTCTTGCGCTACGTTCCGGAGCAAATCGTCTGCCGTGTCCCCTTGTGGGTTCATCGCCAACGATGCTAGAATGTCGCTATCAAAGCCGTAGCCCTCAATAAATCGGGCGTAGCGGTTAAGGCACAGCATTGCCGTTCCGCTGGCTTCCGTGATGCGTGCGAGGTTCTGCGGATAAAGATTATCATATCCGTATGCCTGCATCTTGAATCGGCTGACGTAGCCAATATCAACCCTTCGCTTTGGCTTCTTAACTGTCTTAACGTTCATACTGCTTGTGTCGTTTTACTTGTTGTTTTACTCTTCTTCCTTGCCTGCTTTCTCGGCTTGGTCGAGGTCTTTTTTCTTGTCGCTGCCTGCTGCTTTTTCGGCAGGATTTTTCCCTGCGGTATCATCTGCACCGCTGTCGATGTCTGCTGGCGGCTGCTTGTTCTCGATGAGTTCATCACTGGGTATCTTCTGAAAGTAGCTTTCCATGTGTGGGTACTTCGTCAGATATTCATGCGCTACCTTGTCGGTCAGGTTCTCATTAGTGAAAATCTTACCATGGTAGAAATCCGGGCAGGAAATGATAAAACCTGCCTTCAAAGCGTAATTACATGTTTTTGGCATTGCCTTTTCTTTTTTGAGTTTTAGATAAATTTCGATTAAAGCATCGTGGTAACACTGCTGGCAGGTTGTCGGAACTAACCGCTTGCGTGTTACCTCGAAATATAGAGTTTCAATAACTGCCTTGTCGGTTGCATCAAAGGGACTGTCGAAACGAGCCTTCAACTCCTCGACCTTGGCTGTTGCTTCCTTGTATGTCATAGGCTACGCTGCTGCTTCCGTCAGAAGGCTCTTATACTTGGCTGCTGTGGTCTCGCTGTCTGTGTCGAAGAAGAAATAAGCTGCCTTCGGTACGCTCTCCTCTTCCAGCGTGATAAGCCAGCCACCCTCGGTGTCGTCTGAGTACTTGTCGTTCTCGCCTGCACTTGCCTTCAGTGCCTGCGCATATCCGAACACCTGATACTCTGCCTTTCCGTCCGTTCCCTTAGAGAGATTGCGAAGGATGATAACGAACTTTCCATTCGCCAGTCCGTCAATGATATTTGCGCAAACGTCAGGTGTGTTTGCCAATACCACGACTGCTACGGTATTCTTCCAGCTGTTGCGATACGTGCCAACGGTCAGCTCGGTCTTGGTTCCAGTGAATGGCTTGCTGCCTTCCTGCCGGATAGCGTATGCTTTCTTGCCAGTCTTCAAAACTAATGTTTTAATTATATTGCCCGCTACAACGGACTTGGTGAAGTCGATGTCGTCTCGGTTGATGATAAGTCCATCGCCCTCCAGTCCCTTTGTTACTTGGTCTTCGCAAGGGATGATGATGTCCTGAGCGATAAGGCTCTCGCAAGTTGTTGCCATATTAATTCGTTTTTAATTGTTATATCCCCAACACCGTTTTGTGGGTGTTGAGGATTGTCAAAATAACTTAATACTAAACTGAAAATTTGGAGCGATTAGTAAGCTGCATGGATCATGTCCTCTTCGAGGAGAGCCGTTCCAATCTTACCAGTAGCATAGAGATAGTTTCTGCGCTCCTTCTGGTCGAACCAGATGTCGAGGTCGCTGATGAGATTGTCTGCGTCTGTACCAATCATAAGGTGCTTAGGGTTGCAGAATACCGCACGGTGTGGAAGGTTGACTGTCGTTGCGCCCTTCTCGTATGCTTTAATCATTCTGTCCCAGATGCCGACACGTGCAATCTTCACTCCGTTGTAGGTCGCTACTTCGAAGCCATCGAACAACTTCTCCCATGGCATAATGTCGTGGTAGGTCTTCTTGAGGTCGTAGGTTAATGCGTCAGCAAGCGAGCGTGTCATGAGCAATACGGCATCGCTGTCGTCAACGATACGTGTGTCTGCATCCATCAAAATGGTGTCTACAAGTGTAGTAGCCGCACCACTCTTGCGCAATGCAGAAATCTGCAATGCTGCCGTGGTCTCGCTGTTGGCTGCGATGGCGGTATGTTTGGTCGCTGTGGCTGTAAAGATGCGCTTGAACAGACCATCGCAGACGTTGAAATTACTGACATCTAAGCCTGCTGTCAGCTTGCCGCCACCGCCACCTTCTTCACTTGCCAGTGCTGCTTCCTTGTCGCCAAGCCAGCCGAAACGCCAAATCATCTGCTGCATGGCTCGCTGGAGTGCATCTGCATAGATTGTCATGAAGTCGGTGCTGGTGAGGTCGCCAATGGCTGTACCAGTCTTCAATGAATACTCTGCGATGGTTCCCTTCAATGCCTCGTAGCAAATCTTGAGAGGGATTTCCCACTGTCCGAGTTCCCAACGCTTCTGAGAGTTGGCGATTCCCTTCTCTTCGTAGGTAGGGTCGCAACCGCCACCCTTCTTACCGACCATTTCCATCTCTCCGAGAAGAGCGATAGGGTCTTTCTCTTTGACCTTCTGAATGTTCACGAATGAAGAGAAATCTTCATCGTTGTAGAAGGTTTCCTGCACGGCATCCTTGATGCTTGCGAGGTTTTCTGGCTCGAGTTTAAGGTTCTCGAGTTGCTGTTTTGTAAATCCTGCCATTATTTTCTTTTGATTTAATGGGTTAATACTTGATTATTTCTTGCCCTTTCTGTGGAGCTTGGCAAGTCTCTCCTTGATGGCGTTCTTGCCTTCCTCGACAGCGTTCACGTTGTCGCCTGCGCCCTTGCCGCTTGGCTGTCGCTGCGCTGGCTGGTAGTGGCTGCTGTAGCCTGCCAACACCTTCTCAGCACCGCCTGCCATCTTCACGGCATTCAGGATGCGCATGTCTTCCTTGCTCTTTGCGAGTTTCTGTGCGCCTGCCAGCTGTGCCTTGGTGTCGTTCAACTGCTGTTTGAGTGCTGCTACCTGCTGCTTCAACTTGGCTACGGTGTCGTTGTCGGTGCTTGATGCGCTGCCGCCATCACCGCCTTCACCGCCCTCATTGTCGGTGTCGTTGTCGGTGTTGTCTGCGGTCTGAATGTCGGTAATTACACCGTCCTCGACAACAATTGTCTTACCGTCCGGCATTTCAAACGTTCCGTCCGGACTTGCCTTGTCGCCAACTTGTGGATCTCCCTCTTCACGCTCAACGGTCAGAACTTGACCGTCCGATGTGTTGAGTTCCATCGCCTTTGGCTCTGCCTTGGCTTGTGGCTCTTCCACCACCTGCTCTGCTTCCTCCAGTGTCTTCACGCCCAACTGGGCGAGAATCTTGTCGAGGAGAGAAGCCTTTACTTCTGTCTTTTTCTCCATTGCTTTTGGATTTTGTTGTTTTGAATTAATAAAATTTTCTATGTTGCGTTTTGATGCGCTTGCGCTGAGTGGTACAATGGTGCTGCTGATAAGACCTAGGCGCAAAGCCTCGCTGGTGTTGATGAAGATGTCCTTATCCATAAGGGCTTGTATCTCTTCCCGGTCGCACTCGCACCGCTCTACGTATGCGTCCACCATCTTATCCTGCCACATCTGCATTTCCTCGCCCAGGTTCTTCAAGTCCTTTGCGTTCAGCTGGTCGCCCAACCCCCAGCCAGGAACCCACGGATTGTGCAGCAGGAAGGCAGCGTTCTCGTATGCCTTGCGGCTCTCCTTTGGTGCTGCGAGCATGATGATTGTTGCCATGGATGCTGCCTTGCCCTCTACGGTGCAGGAAATCTTCTTGCCGCTCTGCCGCAGTCGGTCGTATATCGCCCAACCTTCGACAACAGAGCCGCCATTGCAGAAGATGCGCATATCGATTGTATCATCGTCTTTCGGTATGCTTGCTGCAAAAGCATCTATGTCTTGAAAACACACGCAATCACCTCCCCACCATTGATACCAGAACTTGTTGTCTTGACTGTCGATGTCGTTGTATATTCTGAGTTTTGCCATTGAATCGAGATTTTTTAAGTTTTAAAACGCTGCAAAGATACGATTATTTTTGGTATGTTTATCTCATAAGCAGTTAATTTTTCTAAACAAGCCAAAATTTTGCGCTCTAAGCGGCTTTTATTGCCTTGGGTGTGTAACTTTACCACCTTCGACCGAAAACCGCTCAGAACGCAAATCTTGATGAAATAACTGTAACCATTAGAACCTGCCGATATTCTCTATCGTCTGCACTCTCCGCTGGGTGCGGTTTATCTCTTCCACGCTCACTACTGGCTGTGGAGCCATCTGATACCCTCTAGCTACAGCTGCCGCCAGCATATCCATGCCGATGTTGCTGCCTCCGTTGTTCGCTACGATAGGAACACCACCGCCTAGCTGGTTGAATGCGGATAATATAGGGCTGAACATCGAAGTCGCCTTGGCGGTCATTACACTCTCGCCATTGGAAAGCCTTGCCGGGATGCTGTCGCTGGTTCCAGTGCCCGAGCCTTGGACGTAGCCACCAGTGGAAAAGCCCTTGACGAGTGCTTTTGCTCCTGCGAATGCTGCTTTAAGCAATGCGAGTTTCGCAGCTGCGTCTGCCACGCCTGCCCATCCGAGTTTAGCTAAGCCTCTTCCTAGGATTTCAATGTATTGTGCCTCCATGGCTATCTCTACGGCATCCAGCAAAGAGCTAAGTAAAGATTTCAGAAAAGAATGAAAAGATTTATCTTCACTATTAAAGAAATCGACAAAAGCATCTCCAACTGCCAAAATATAGTTTTTCATGTTTTGAAGTTGTTCTTCTGTAAACTGCTTCTTTTTATCATTCTCATTCTTTTGTATTTCCACGTTAGTATCGCTCAGGTCTTTCTGGAGCTGTTCCTGCACGGCTGCATAGTCCTTGTATGCGTCCAGTTTGCTCTGAAGGAAAGCCTTGTATCTTTCCAGCTTGGCTGTATCGTCTTCCTCTCCAGTGCCACCGTTCATTATGTCCGCATCCTTGCGTGCCTTCTCTGCATCCTCGAACTCCTTGTTGAGTTCGTCCACAATTTCCTTTGCTTGGTTCTTCAAGTCTGCTTTCGCCTTAATCATGATGTCGAGAAGTTTTGCCTGCATTTCCTGCGCCTTTTCCGCTCCGATTTGTCCTGCCGCCACGTATGCGTCAATGCTCCTTGCTACCATGTTCTTCTCCAGCTGTTCGAGGTCGTTGTCGTAGTCTCGCTCGTTGTCGTACATGCCTGCGAGGTATCGCTTCTTTGCGTCCATTACTTGCTCGTTGTACTGGAACTGTATAAGTGCAATCTGTGCCTGCAATTCTTTCTCCTGCTTCTTCCTGCGCTCTGCCTCTGCCTTGGCTTCCGCTTTCTCCTTGGCTATCTGTGCCTTGGTCTTGGTAGTGCTGCCCTTGGCTGCTGGTGTCGTTCCCTTGTTTCCGTTCGTTGGCTCGCTGCTGGTCGCTCCACCGTCCACATTTGCTAGCTTTAGGTGCTGCAATCTTCCGTTCACTGCGTTCTCGTATCCGTCAGCGAATGCGTTTCCGAAGTCTGCGCCAGTCTGCTTGATATCCTTCCATCCTTCCTTAATGAACTTTGAAAGGCCGAATATCTCCTTGAATCCCTGCTGTGCCTTGGAAAGGTCGAACGTTACGATACCCTCCAATATATCGAGCGCACCCTTTAGGCTTCTGCCGACTTGTTTCATTGCATCGATGATAAGGTTTGCAACGCCCTTGACTACCGACCAAACGCCACGGAAAGCCGCCCCCAATGTCTGAATAACTCCACGCAAAAGAAGGCTCTCGTTGTACCAGTCGATGAAGTAGTTGATGGTATTGAACAATCCCTTCATTATCTGAATGAGAATCTTCGTGCCGAATTGCTTTCCTGCCGTGATGATTGATGCAAAGCCCTTTTGACTGAAATCGAACATAGAACTCATATAGGTGTTCAGTTCCTTTTGTAACTTGATGTTCTCCAGCTGCACATCTCCCCATGCTCCAGTCTGCTTCTTCACTTCGTCAAGGCTGGTGCTCATCGTATCTAGTTGCTCGATAAGCTGAATACCTGCTTGCGCTCCCTGCTTACCGAAGACGTTTTTCAGAACATCGCCCACCTGCTGGCTGTCCGCTCCGAAGTCCTTCATCTTCGTGCTGACCTCTTGGATAACATCGAAGGTACTTTTCGTTCCTTTGGCTAGGTCTTCCTGCACTTGCTTGCTTGAAATACCGATAGCATCAAGGCTGGAAGCCGTGCCGCTGCTCATCTCACGAATTTTCTTGCTCGCCATATCGATGATGTCGAGACCCTTGTCGCTGAAGATACCGCTACGTGTCTGCTGGATGATAGCCACCATCTGGTCTGCCGATATTCCTGCATCGTGGAAGGTAGGCGCATACTGCTGTATCTTCTGTAACATATCGCCCGATAGGTCTGCACCGCTCGCAAAGCCCTTGTTGATTACGTCCATCGCCTGCTCGCCCGATAGATGGAAATTAGCCATAAGGTTGTCAGCCGTTCCGAGAACGTCCTTGAAATCCTTTCCCATCGTGTCCGCTGTGGCTGCGATGCTGTTCCTCATCGTCTCCAAGGCTTCCCCGGTGTAGCCAGTGAACTCCCTTGTCAGTCGTGTGGCTTCCATCAATCCCTTGTTGTAATCATAGAACCACTTGAATGTCATACCAACACCGACAACGCCAGCGAGTGCAGCAAAATATGGATTCATAACCAAGCCGATTGCGGTCTTACCGAACGCCTTCAGCTTGTCTGTCAGTCCATCCATATTCTGCGCCAGTTTGATGATGTTGCTAACCTCGGTATCATTGACAATATCCATACCAAAGAACTCCGTCCCCTGCAGGTCATCTGCTGCTTGCATCATCGAGTTGTAGTAATTGCCAACGTTGCGATAATATCGTTGCGTCTCCTCCTCAGCCAACTTCAACTTATCAGTTATCTCGTTGATATGCTGTGCTAGGGCTTGCCCCTTCGCTCCCTCACGTTCTGCCTTCGCCATTTCATCGTATTTCTTGGTGGCATTGGATAGCTGGGCACGCAACTGCTTTAAACTGCCCTCCTGCTCGTTCTCTGTGCGCACGTTGTTCTGGATCTCCTTCTGCAAGGCACGCACGTTGTACTGGTACTCCTTGATGGTTGCGTTGATGGCTTCCGTCTGTACCTTCATCTCGTTGGTCGTGATGGTCTTGTCTTTTTCCTGCTGCTGCAAGTCCTTGATGCTTGCCTTTAACTGGTCTATCTTCTCTTTGTATCTGATGATGCCATAGATTGCATCCTCGTACTTGACTTTTATGTCAAGAATCTGCTGTTTGTCTTCACTTACCATAGTTCTTTCTTTTTAGTTGTTCAACTCTATCATTGTAACCTCGCAATATCCGCTGCTTGTTGTCTTGATTTCTAGAACCGCAAAATAGGCTCCATACTGGGCAAGGTACACTGGCTTCGTCTCGTCAAAATCCAGAATATCCAAGTCCGACAGATTGAGCCGCTCTGTGATTACGTGCGCCTTGGCGATGCTTGCTGCAAGCTGCTTGTACTTCGTATCGAATATGTTCTGAAGGTCAATACCAAATCGAAGTGCAGCTTGCTCCTTATCATCTCTTAGCGTCATTATTCGCTCCTTGCATCCCTTATACTCTCCACCATTCTTCATGCCGAAAGAATCAAGTGTTCTTATCGGTATGCGGTTGTCATCGCTGGCTGCAAAAGGTAGCGTCCATGTGTCCTGCTCATAATCCAAAGTTGTGTTGCTGATTGCGAGGTCTGCATCATAGTCTCCAGTTGTCTCTTCGTCTTCCTTCCACTTGTAGCGGTTGTGCTGCATGAAGTCAGAAACGGTATACTCGCTTTTTCGTGGCGAGCCTTGGCGATCATACGGAATGAGTTTTCCGCTCCAGTTGTAGGCATTCGCCTTGTTGCTCCAGACGCTGGAAAACATAACGAACTGTACTTGCGTGCTATTTGTCAGCTGTCTAGGGAATGAGCCAGTTATCAAAGCCAAAAACTTAATGAAGTTTGTCACCTCGATTTCGGGTAGATTTATGCCGATAGGGAAACTTCCCCCAATCGGCACGCTATCTCCAATCTTGACTCTCGCTGTGATTTTGCCACCATAAACGGAAGGCAGGTTAACTGTGTTTATTCCGTGCATGATAGTCTCAAACGTCAGTACATCATCCTTCTTTAGCGATATTGTGTTTGTTCCTGCCGAAAGTAAATAAAGATAGCCATCGATAGCATAGCTGCGTAGTACGACCGGGTACTTGTCCTGCCCATCCTCGTATTCCAAATCTCCGAACTCGTATTCCTGCGTGGATGCCTCACCTCCAGTAGTACTTGGTGTTGTTACGGTCATTTTCACACCCATAGGCAACTGAATCTCCGCTGCGTCTTCAAACTGATGTCTGACGTAGTATTGCACTTGCACATCAAAGGTCAGTTCGCAATCCTTCGTTATCGTCAGTTTCTGTACATCGCTGCCAGTGCTTGGCGTGACTGATGTCAATGAGTTGTTGACGGAAAAGGAAAGCGCACCTAGTCCGTCTCGGCTCTTAACGTCTGCGGTCAGATTACCGATAATTGTCTTGTCGTCTGCCTTGTTGTTGATGATAGGCACAACAAGGTTGCTCAACATCTTCTTTGCTTCATCATCCTGCCAAACGAAAGATACGCCCGACTTCCTCGCTATCCTTGACAATAGCCAGTTTACGGTCACACATGGCTGCAAGAATTTTGGAGAAGTCTTATATTCGTTCACCGCCACCTCATCGCCCACGAAATCCTCTTTATTATCGCCATCTATCATTTCGTACATAGGCGTAAGTCCGGTAACGGATAGCGATAAAGTATCATAATATTCGGCAGGCGCATTCACGACAAGATACGCAGCTCTCGTCTCTCCTCTGATGGTATATTCGCCCAGCGTCTCATCTTCTCCGCTCACGGATAGAACTCGCATGTACTTATCCAGTACCGCATAGCTTCTATAATCGCCCTTTCCTTGCGCTTGCACATTTGCCGTTGATGATGGCAAGAAGGGTATGAGAGCACAAATCGTGTCCGGTGCGTTCTCTATATTTCCACTGATGTACTTTTCTACCTCTGTGCCAGTTCTGATGCGTCCACGGCTAGGCGGGTATTGTGTCGTGGTATACTTATTCCTCTGCACCAGATTAATACCAAAGTTATCTTTACTCTCAATTCGGTATGGATTGTAATAAGCAAAGAATATCCCCTTGCTCACGGCTTCCTCCCTTGTGTTCGGTGTGTTGTACTTTTCAAAAAGCACTCTGTCTGTCACTCCCAGTTCGTTCAGTTTCATTCCGCTCTCCAGTAGCTTCGTGAACGCTGGCATTATACCCCAATAGATTGAGACCTCAACATTTTCCTCGATGCTCAGAACGTTCAAGCGTCCGTCCTTGATAATTTCCACACCACCACGGAAATAACTGCACTTATGGAAAATATAGGGGTATCTGCTGCCGCTCTTCGGTCTATCCGCTTGCTGCAAAACTGAAAGGTTGTGCACCGTCCGTGGCAACTGGATGGTGTACGTGTAGTTCGAGGTCATTTTCGTGACGTCACGAAAAAGGTTGCTCTTGATGTCGAGCACCACATCGGTGTTCTCCGGCAAGTCCATCAAAACACCGTCAATGTAAAGTTGCTGGTCTATCATAGTCTCTGAACGTTAATGTTGTTAATAATCATTTCGCACACGAAATCCTGCAAGCAAGCTGTGCTCTTCGTGTAGCTTCCTGCCTTGATTGTTACGCTCATCCACATGTCTTCCTCTTGCGTCCAGTCTCCCCCTAGGTACATGTCAACGACTGGGCTGCTTGCCAAGTCTTGCAGCATGTCAAACGTATCTCGGTCTACCAAAGGAGCACAAAGTTTGATGGAATCCGTACGATCATATCCCTGCCTTCTTCCATTATCGCCATAGTAGCCGTATAGATAATCGGCTAAATTGTTGCGTATGAAACTCAGGTCGCTGGCTATCTCCCTCGTTTCCTCCCCAGCCGCAAAGAGCCAATAGCGGATGAATCCGTGACGGTCAATCCAACGCAGATAGATACCACTCTCAGCATCGTCTCTGTCGATGCGTAACAATAGTGACTGCTTACCTCCGGTGGTTAATCTGAAAGTAAGGTCGAAAGTATTGTCAAACGTTCCCTGCTGAATCTCTCCATCATAATCGTATATGTTCCAGTATTTTGCACCACTCGGCAATGTGTCTGCGTTGAAGTCCATCATACCGTAAGTCGGAATCTCCAGTAGCTTATTGGGTGCTCCCTCGTAACCGATTAGTATGTTGGTGTTTAACTTGCTTAAGTATATACCAAAGGTGAACGGATAATGAGTAAACCATGTAAGCCGTTTGTAGCCGTTCCACGTCTCCCCATACTTTGGTGCTCCCCAAACCATGTTCGTAGTGAAATCGATGCTCGCAAGCTGTACGTTTCCGGCATCGTATGCGTTGACCTCGATACCCACGAGAATGTTTAGAACGCTGGAGTCATAGCCTATTGTCCAATCATAGGCTGCATTGATACGTCCGTCAAAAAGAGCTTGCACGTATGTCTTGAAGTCCGTTATGCAACTGCCGTTCAACGTTTCCACATTGTAGGAACGTTCTATGTTGTTATATCTGATTATTACCTCAATCCACGATAGGTTGCTTCCGCTCGCCTTGATGATGCAAGGCAAGAATGCGAAGCCTACAGCGTCCGGGTATTGGATTGTAATATTGTTTTCCTCTGTCTGTCTCATACCGTCTCATTGTTTAGTTTGATACTTCCCACCGACTGGTGGATTAAGAGAATAAGTCGCTGCCCGAGCCGCTTCATCGTGTCGGGCACAACGTTGCTGTATACGTCAGCCCTGCCGCCCGTCCGGTGCAGTTTAGAACCATTGGTGGCGATGGTGTGGGCGATGGCTCCTGCCATGCTCATATCGCCACGCTCTTGTGGAGTGTACTTGTGTGCCCGGTCGGTCTTGTATGGGATAGGTCTGCCGTGCAGTCCCTTGTCCTTCATCCACTGCCGGATGATGCCACGGAAGCCGTATGGTATCTTTCCTGCCCTTCGTCCGGTCTCGAGAACCCCGAATGGCTTGTGTCCCCAGAGGATGGTTTCGTCCTCGCTGGGCTGCTCCACCTTTAGGCTGGCGATTGTGCGCCCCGATGCGTTCTGTCCGTTGATACGTATGTGGTTGATGATAAGCTGCCGTGCTCTCTCCACTTCCTCCCTCATTATCATCGATGCCGCCTTGGGGTCGAATTGAATGCCTCCCTTGCTCATACCTCACACCCTCCTATGCTCTGTGTCAGCTGAAGGGAGTACATTACGCCCGACACGATCGTGCTCAGCCGCTCGATGATGGTCTCGTAGTACTGCTGCCCCTCCAGCGGTTCGAACTGGTGCGACTGGTTGATGGCTCGTATCATCTTCGCCCCTGCCACCTTCATTCGGTCGATGCACTCTCCGTTGTCTTCTCCTTCCGCTGCCCTCGGTACGGTGTCGAGATAAGCCAGGGCAACGTTCACGGTGTCGTATACCCTGCCGTTGCGTATCTCTGTCGTGCCGCTGGCTGGGATGATGCAGACGATTGCCGGATAGTTCAGTTTCTCCAGTTTGGTGTCCGCTGTGTCCCAGTCCTCGAATAGGTAGGTGTAGTCTGGTAGCGTGTCTGCTGCCAGCTGCTTCAATGTTTCTCTGATTGTTGCCATAATTATCTAGATTTACGTTTCATTTCCTCTGCCTGCAACTTCTGCAGGTTCCGCTCGTACACGCTTCTCTTGTTGTCCATTTCCATGCACTTGTAGATGCGAAGCCATGGTGTCTTCAACACTTGGTCGTGGTCGCTAATGCCCATCCTCACTGCGTACCAGTCCAACATGCCGAATAAGCCAAAGCGCAGGGTATCTATGCCTGCCTCCTTCTCCAGTCTTGTTGGCTTCGCTGTGTCGGTGCTCTCGAAGAGCTTGTTGATGCGCTCCACCTCTGATGTTACCCAGCCGATGAGCATAACGACATCAACCGCCCTAGCCTGCTCCACTTGGTCGTGGCTCAGACCGAGGACGGTTGTCACTATCTGATACAGACTTTCCTCGCTGTCTGATAGCTGGGAAAGGTCTATTAGCTGTCCGATTGATAGCTGGTTGAGATTGTCGGGCACTTGTTTCCCTCCGACAAACGCTGGTCGTGGCTGCTTGCCGATTTTGTAGCTGGTGTGCCTAGCAACTGCCAGCCAGTACTTGAATGTAGTGTTATTATCCATACGCTTTATATTTATGTCGTTGTTATTGTCTCAATACGTGCGCCCTAGCCGTTCCATGGCTCGCTACGGATAACTTCTTCAAGGCTACGTATCGTATTGCGTCTATGCCGTGGTTAAATGCGTCTATAGGCTGGTTCGTTGTCTCTCCATCCCTTGACTTCTTCCACTTGTATTGCTGCATGTTCCCGATGATGCCGTGGCTGCGTCTTGTTATGTTGATGCGGAAACGCTTCAAGATGTCGATACCGTTGTTGATACTGTCCGCTCCCTTGGTGCTGCCGATTATCCACAGCCCTCGGTTGTGTATCTCCTGAATGCTCTTAGGCTCTGCCGAATCCGCAATGATAAGGTCACGTTTCGTCCGTCCTTGTTCCTTGCATCGGTCTGCGATGTCATCGTTCGTCATTCCAGGCTGGTAGATTTCTTCGTCCACCCATAACTCTCCGTGTGCCAAAATAACGTGCTCCAGCGCAGTTGGGTCGTTGGTGAATCCGAAGTCCATACCCCTGCATTCCATCTTCCACTCCTCCCTTGGTGGCAGCTTGTCAACGATGCTCCAGTTAGTGAAGATAAGCCCGGTTATCTTTCCGGTAAGTCCTCTAGCGTACACTCGCCACAGTTCGGGGTCGTCAATCTCTTCAATTTTCTTGTGCTCCTGCTCAGTCAGGAATCGGTTGTTTCGGTGGTCGCTCAGTATTAATCTGCAATCATCCCTGCCGATGATGTTGTTGTGCACCCAAAACCTTGCACTTGGGTTGTAGTCGATGAATACCTGCTTACGTGTTCGGATGGCCAGCTGCCAAAATACTTCGTATGGCACACCGTTCGCCTCGTTCACGAACAGATAGTCTCGCTTACCGTTCTTGGCATCCTGCGCATCTTGATAACTCTTGAACTCGATGATGGAGCCGTTCTTTCCTCGGTAGCTGCTGTCGCTCTTGTTATTCTTGAACCAGTCCAGCAACTCTGCCCTTGAGTGCAGGATGGTGTCGAGGTCTCGCATGGCTCCCACTTTCAAGTTCGGGAGGTCTTGACCGCACACCGTGATAATTGCCATGGGGTGTTCAAAAGAAAGCACTATAAGACGCTGCATGATGGTGTATGTCTTCCCCGAGGACGTGCCTCCTTGGTTTACTAGAAACCTTGGCTTCACGTCCGCATTCGGGTCATACAGCTCACCAATAACATCAAATAGTGCCATTCTTTCAAACAATAAAAACTTAAAACAAAATTATGGTTAAATTATTCTTTATCCAATCCCTCACGCTCGATTACTTCCTGCTCGCTGGATGCGCACTGGTGTCCCGAGTTGATGTATCGTACCTCGATGCCGCCTTGGAAGCCTGCGTTCAGGTCGAGCACGACCTTATCAAGTCCGAGCAGCTTGCAAATCTGCGTCTCTGCCTTTAGGATGATGTCTAGGTAGCGTGGGTCTCCGAGACCTCGCTTCTCAGCATCGAACATTATCGCCTTGACGGTATCCATCGTTACCAACCCAGTGTCTGGATCCTTGTTAGGCAGTCCGACTTGTGTCTGTGTCTTGCTGTTATAGTCCGCTTTGGATTTCTCCCATGCGTCCCAGGCTTCACGTATCACCAGTTTCAACCTTGCCACCTCGCTTGTTATCTTTTCGTCCGTGTCGGTCAGTCTCTCTTCCCTCCACTCCTTCAATAACCGCTGAATGTCGCAGTGCGCTTGATTGTATTTCGGTCTGTCGAGCCGCTTGCGAACCTCTGCCGTGATTTCTCGCTCCGTCCATCCCTTGCGGTATAGGGGTGCGATAATCTGCAGGCGGTTCTCGATGTCGATTTTCTGCGCTCGATGTTTGTTGTTATTACCTTGTGGCATACGATTCTTAAATTAAAATTTCGCTCCGTTGTACTTGTATACGATGTTTCCCTCGCTGTCTCGTTCGTCAGCTGGCAACATTGCCCCTTCGAACATCTTGTATGGCGAGTGCGCTGCCTGCGGATTGTTCCAGCACCACTTCATGTAGTCGGCTGCGCTCATCGTGTAATACTTCGAGTACTTCTCTCTTGTTCCCAGGTTCATCGCCTTCTCCAGTCTCGCCCTCAAAAGGTTCTCTGCATCCAGCTTGATGTCGCTCCACCTCACGTATCCCTTGCGCTTGCAAATATTCAGTGCTTCGCACATCTGCCCCCTGCTGTAGTTCCACGTTGGCGGCAATCCGCAGCAACTTCCGTTGTGGCAAAGTTCCTTGAAGTGTGCGTCCGATACATAAAAGCGCATTCCCAGCTGGTCGCACAGTTCCTTCATGTTCCTGAAGAACGGTTCTTTAACCTTGCGGTTCAGTCTCAGATAGCCGGACTGTACGCTGTACTTCTTGTAGAATGCGAGAATGTCGAAACCTGCCATCTTGCTGATGGTAGGCAACAATTCCCTCAATGTCGGGCTTCTCGTTTCCAGGCAGAAGAATTCGGTGCTCAAAGCTGTAGCCCCTCTGTTGAATGCTTCCTTGATAAGGTCGAGGTACGTTGGCGTGCTCACTCCGATGATGAAGGGTCTCAGTCTCAGCGTTGCCCCTCCTGCCCCTGCATTGGCGATGCGCTCGATGGCTTCCAGTCTTGCTTGTGGGCTTTCCACCCCTCGCTCTATTACTCTAGCCTTCTCTGCATCGCTGGTGATGATTGAGAACTTGAAGTTCCAGTTCTTCTGCCCTCTGATCAAGTCCATGTATCGCTCATCCTTGGTGAACCATGCTCCCTTGGTCGAGAAGCAAAGCGGATAATCTATATCCTTGAAGAAGCGCAAAAGTTCCAGTGTCGTTCCGTACTTACGTTCGAAGTTGTCGAACTGGTCGCTCATGCTTCCCCACTGCATAACCTTGCGAGCCTTGATGTATGGCGCAAAGTCTCCACCGTGCTTGTCGGGGTCAATGAACATTCGTTTGATGCGCTCAACGCTCACGTCTTTAACCTCCTTGTGCAGGTATTCCTTCTTCTTGCTGCCAATACCTCGCTGGTTCTGAGCAAAGCAATACATACAGCCAAAGCTGCAATTATTGTAAGTGTCAAAAGCCATTGGCATTGAGCAGTCGGGAAACTCGTATGTTATTCTTGGCGTGTTGCCATAATGTTCTGCCATATCCTCATGAATTTATTTTGTTGATGATAAAGTCTGCGATTTGGTCTGCTGTCTGCTTCGTGGTGTCTATCGCTACAACGTCACAGCCCGCAGTTTGCCATTTCTTTGCCGAGTGTGCCGATTCTCGCTGTCCCTCGATAGTGCGATTTCTTCTGTTTTCATTTTCTTCTTGTTTTAAGTTCGAAAAAACTGCTTATCTGATAAACATTGGCGCAAAGATACGACTTTTTTGCTTTAGTTGTTTGTTCTTTGCACACTTTTAACTTTTTCCAACACTTCGTTTTTATCTTATCCATCAAAGGCTCTGATGGTCTTCTGCAGCGTTGTCTGTGGTTTCTGCGGCTTCACTCTGACCGGGTATCCTGCACAGACCCAAGCGAGGAGAAGTGCGTCTCTCTGGTCTTGGTTCATTCTCGGCATTTTCTCTCCTGCGCTTACAAAATAAGCAATTTCGTCCTGCGTGATTTTTCCGTCTTTACCCTTCCAGCACTTCTTTAGTGGCTTGACGATTTCGCAGGGGATATTGTAGTGTTTGCAGCACTCGACAATCAAGATTCCGGTCTGATGGTTCATTCCGGTAGAGCGTCCGATTGCTGCTGCCTTGACTGCTGTCATGAACCGATTAAGCACATGCCAATTACTCTTATTAAGCCAACCGCCTTCAATAACGACCTTAATCTTCTTGCAACTCTCGTTCATTGCTCTGAGGTAATCTATCAAAGCTGGGAAGTTCATTTTATAGGCGAGAAACTTCTTGTCGTCAAAGACTGCTCCGACACCGCTTTCTTGGTTGTCGGGGTCGATTCCAATTATAACTGTTCCTTTTTCCATTTTTTCTTTAAAGTAATTATTTCGTTTAAATTTCACGCATAAGCGTTTATTTTGTTTTGCTGGTGTAGTTTATTATCCAACACCCTTTACGTGCGCATATACGTGCGCACATGCGTTATTATCCCTATCTTTCCCCTACCCCTTTCTTTCCCTTCTTTTCGGTTGCGATAGAGAAAGCTGGCAGGGATTCCGGAAGTTGTGCCTGCGCTTGCAAAATAAATGAATAACTTAATGAATGATTTTTTTGCAGGGTTCTTCCTTCTTCCACCGCCAGCCGAATGAATAAAAGCATAATTTTCTAACGATTTCTTTTTCTTACTTCTTCATGTACCACCTCGCTTTCTTTGTTTGTTGTCAGACTTCGGGAGATGCGTTTCCGGCTCTCATATCTTAATTTCAAGATGTTATAAGTTTATTTGTTTTGATAGGGAGCCATCCCCTTCTGTCCTCGCTGGTTAAAAACTCTATTATTGAACTCGCGACCGATTATTCTTTTTGTTTTCTAGCAGCCATGCCAGATGCGCTGCCTGCTGCGGATTCTTGAACATGGAAAGAGCCTTCTCTACGTCCGGCTTCTTCCTCTCACGCATCGCTCTGTCGGCTACCCGGTTCTTTGTACCGTAGTTCCGGTAATGCTTACTCCAGTACTCTTTCTGATACGCTCGGTATTTTTCCCGGTTTCTCTTTCGCCACTCCTTTGTGGCTCTGAGGATCTGTTCCCGGTGTTCCTGGTAGTACGTTCTGTTCTTCTCCCTTGTTGCGAAGTCGCTCATTGCATTCAAGTATTACCTGATGTTCTACATATTGCTTGCGTGCCGGGCAGTATATGCCATTTATGCAGTTTCGCCCGGCATCGCAAGCCTTGCATAATTCACTCGCCATACGCCCACTAGAAAGGAAGGTTCTCGATGTCGTAGTCAGTGAAGGCGATATTCTCGTGTCCCTCGTATGGGATGCAGCTGGTGAAGTCAGCTGATTTTCCGCTGTGGATAGGCAAGACGTTGTATCTCCACCCAGTTTCCTCTCCACGGTCTCTGACAAAAAACGCTGGCAACCACTTTTGGTCGCCTCTGTTCCTTACCAGCACCTTATCAAAAGGCTTGAAGACTGGCTGTTCCTTCGCTTCCTTCTCTTTCTTCCAGATGGCGTAATGTTTGTTGAACAGTTCGACTTCGTTCTCTGTCGCTTCTCGCAGTTCCGTGTTTACACTAATGCGAAGGTCGAAGGCTTGGTCGGTCACGAACTTCTCGTTCTCGATTTCGTACTGGTTTCCGAATGTCAGCGTATCTTCGCTTTCGTTCTTGTCGATAAGTTCTCCTATGATTGCCAGCTCTCCGTCCTCGTCTCTCTCATGGAAAACGTAAAGTTTGCCAATTTCAAACGTAGGTTTCGCTGGCTGAGTCTTCTCAATCTCCAGGGTTTTACGGTTCAACTTGCCACCGAGCCGCTCTTCAACGAATCGGATATATCCAGTTGGGTCATGTTTCTTGACCCAATCGACTGTTCGGAAATTCGAAGAAAGGTTTGGGTTAAGTACTTCTTTCTCCTTGACGAATCTTCCGAAAAAGCGTGTCTTCGTCTCATCCTCGTATTTCTCGAATGTGCAGGTTCCTTGTAATTTCTTGTCGCCTACATACTCCAGCACGTCTCCCTTCTTGAAGAACTTGCTCCAGTCTCTCATTTGTTTCGAAGGGAAGAGCAGAACTTCTCCTTCTTTATAGATTTTTCCGTTCTTGTCGAAAAAGTGTTCTCTTCCTGCTCCGTCCTCAGTCCAGATTGCTTTCGCACTGTCCTTGTCGTTTGCCATTCCACTATGCCACACCCTTCCGCATTTTGGCGTGTACAATTCTGTACCGTACTCTTCATTTTTGAGTATTTCGTAAATATCAATATCTTTCTGTTCCATTGTCTGAATGTTTTTATTGTTTGCTATTCTCACTTTCATAATCTGAATGTTTTTTATTGTTTACAACTTTACTCGTCCGAGTTTCTTATAAAGTTCCACCAGTTCCTGAGTATCGAGCCAGAAATCGGTGTTGCCGATGTATACGTGATGTCGATGTTCGTCCGTTATGATTTCTATCTTTTTCATATTTTCCGTTATTTAAAAAGTTCCTGCTGTGGATGAATGATGTCTGCACGCTTCTTCTTTGCCGCCCAGAGAAGGAGGTTGGTGTTCTTGGTTCCAGCATTCTTCTCGAGGTCTCTGATGATGCAGGTCAGGGCATCGTGCTCCGCTTCCTTCTCATTACCGTAGAAGATGCTGAGAGTGTCGTATCTGCTCGGGTAGGCTACCGGGCTGTCGTACCAGTGCTTTCCCTTCTGAATGCTGTAGCCCCATATCCAGCCGAACTTGGTGTTGGCGGTCATTACCTTCCATCCCCAGTTGTCTGCTCCCTCTACGGAATACCCGATTACGTGCGGATTGATGCACACATCCATGATGTTGTACTGGAAGCCTTCATGCTCTGCGACCGGCTTCTTGATGTCGTAGCCGTTATCGGTCAGCCATTTGAACCAGTCGTTCGATGTCTTGAATACGAGCCCAGCGGCTCTGCATTCGTGAAAAAATAACTCATTCATGGCTTTCAATCTTTACGAAGTGTACGTCCTTTCGGTCTTCTCTTTCGGTGTTCAGACAAGCAAGATTCCTGCACGTAATGCCTTCTCTCTTACAGTTCAAGATGCACTCGTGGCAGTTATATTCAGATAGACCTATATCCTCAACCACCTTGCAATTTACACCTTCAATGCTAATTATCGACCCTACCGGGTATTCTGTCTTGAAGCATTCGTTGTTTACAATACATACTTTTTTTGCCATAATTCTTTGTTTAAAGTGTTTAAAATCTGTTTGCCTTATAATTTACCGCCCGAAGCGTGAAAACGTCCCAGAGCGGCTGATTTTGCCCTCATTCGTGGACTATTACTTTTTTCTTCAATTACACCTTCATTTCTATGTTTATTTCTAGACCGAATAGAAGGTGCTGCAAGTCATGCACGTAAGAAATATCCCCAAGATAAAAATCATCTTGGCATACGTCATAGCTATCAGATGGAGCAATATTGTTATAGACTTCTAATTCAATACAACCTGCTTTCCTTTCTGCTGGGAACGCACGAAAGTATAGCTTATCATTGATGCTATAATCATAGTCTATATCATTTGTTTCCCATTTATTCTTACATAGAATTTTCTGAGTAATAGGAATCGGAACAATATCCTTAACCCAAGCACAGCAGTCACCTAAGAGATAGCCTTTCTCTCCAAATTCCGCACCTTCGATGTTCTCTAAGCAGACAACACCTTTCGTAACCGTTCCATCGTCCAACTCCAAAGTCTTTGATGGGTCTGATGATGTTACTCGGTAAGCAACATTCTTAGATGTGCCTAAAGGCACTCCATTAGTCATTACCAAATCTCCGGGAATGTATTCTAACTTATTCATACGCTTTACTTTTTAGATTCAACAATTTCTTTCAAGATTGTACTCTTGCCCTCATTCGTTATTTTTCGGGCTTCCAGTCGATGCCCAGCCGCTGCAGAACTCCACGTTCGTAGTATCTTGTCAGCGAATCCTTGGCTGGCTTGTTGTTTGGGTTCTTCTTCAAGTCCTCGAGATTCTGCTGGATTACCCACCGGAACTTACTGTCTTGGCTCTGCTGGCTCGCTGGCTGCTGGTGCTTGGCTTGCTCGTAGAGTTCCCCGATGCTCGGTCTTGCCGTTGCCGCAGGATCCTGCGCCTTGACTGCTGCCGATTGCGGCTGCTGGCTTGCGGCTGGCTTGGTGTTGTCGTAGTTGCCCTCCAGCACCTTCGGGAAATACTTCCTTGTCATTACCCAGTCGTATGATGCCCAGGAATGCCCTGCGTTCAGATAGTCGCTAGCCATAGCCTTGTCGATTGCCAGGTAAATCTTGGAAATATCTCCCTTGCAGTCCTTGAGCCTTCCTCTGATTGCTTCCTTGCGGTTTTCCGTCATAAGCGTCAGCCTCCGCATTGCGCTGTTGGTCTTGTCGTGCTGCTCGTTCCAGTAGTCCTTGATGGCTGCGTAGTCGATTTCGCCTTTCTTGGATTTCTTTTTCTCAGAGCTTTTTTGCGGTTCTTCTGCAGCGCAAACGTTTTTCTCGGAAAAACTTTGCATAGAAGCTTCTTTAGAAGGTTCTAATATATTTGTTTCTTTAGAAACATCATTATCATCAACATTATCATTTACATATTCATTATCATAAACATTATCATATAAGGTTTTTGAAAAAACCTCTTGGTTTTGTTTGGTTATTTCTGAAACCTCTTGGTTTTTATCTAAACCAATTGGTTTTTGTTTATCCTCTTGGTTTTTTCTTGGTCTGCCACCCTTTTTGCCATTGGCTCGCCATCGTTCTACCTTATCTTCGTACTTGGCTTTATTCCGTTTCATATCGTCAACGATAAAACCGAAAGCCATACGCACGACTGGTTCGAGACTTATAGTCTCCCCATCCCTTGCGTAGAGAAATATCGCTCTCGTCAGTTGCCCGAGTTGTTCATCGGTCAGCCCCTCGATAAGAGCGTAGTATGATGTGTATAAGATGAATGAATCGTTCATGATGCTTTATTCTGATAATGATAATTTCTTTTCCAGCTTCCGTTTGAGCACGGTGGCCATACGGATTTTGTTCCGCTGGCTTGTGTCGGTCGGTGCTGTCACTTTCCCACCTAGGGAAATATAATTTCCTAACTGGAGAATTATATTCCTTAGGTCGGTTTTTGATATAGGAACAGCCATAAGCCCTGCCTTTACTTAATTAGCAATCTCCGTGCGCCTTGCACCTGCTTGATGTACTTGGCGCACGCTTTAGGATGGTCTGCCTGAAAAGCCTTGGCATCGAACTTCTCGCTTGCCTTCGGTGCTTTCCACGTTGCCAGCATCTTTCCGTTTCCGTCCACGATGCTCTCTGCGTCCCCGAAGAACAGCTTCAAGTTGTCCTCAATCTCATCCTGCTCGGTCTCCAGTTTCTTGTTCTGAACCTTGAGTTCCTTGAGCCTAGCAATCTGTTCGAGTATCTCCTTCGTTGCAGTCACTTCCTTGCCAGCTACATGTAGAGGAGACTTTAGGAGAACGTCTTGTGCGCTGTAGGCTGGCGGCTCTTGGTTGCCCACGATGTAGTCAAGCCAGAACTTGGTTATCTCGTCTCTCATCCATCCGAAGAATTCGGGGTCGAAGTCGATGTCACGGTAGCCGAACTCCCTGCCTGCTGTCAGCCAGGCAAGTGCTCCATCCTTGTATTCGCCCACTCCTAGGTTCATTTGAAGCTGGCAGAACCAATGCTTCGGAAGGTCGTCTGCATCTATCTGCATCTGCGTTGTCTTGCACTCTAGGATGCTCTTGCTCGCTTCGTTGTGCGTTGCCCCGGTTCTCCAGAAGGTGCGGTCTGGACTTACTCTCAGATACGGAGTATCGGTGTTCGTGATGGTGTAGTCGTCAGTCGATGCCTTGATGATGTGGCAGTGGCTCTCTCGCTTGAAGAACTGTGCAACGGCATCCTCAAGCAGGTGTCCTGCAACCATCGCAAAGTTCTCAACCTTTGGTGGGTCGATACCCTTCTTGCGTCTCCACAACTGGTATGGTGTTTCCCATGGGTTCAGTCCCAGTACTGTGCCTGCCTCTGATGCTCCTATTCCCTTTGAGCGGTTCTGCAACCACTCCTCTCTGCTTTTGTATTTTATTATCTGTTTCATTGTCTGAATGTCTTATTTATCAAAAAAGAATTTTCTAGCTGCTGTAATAACGATCGTGCGAAGGAATTTATCCCTTTGCATTGCTTGAGCAATTCCATCTGCGAGGTAAGCGGTTTTACCGTGGTAAGCAATATGAAAATCGAATCCTTGGTTTCCGTCTTCATCTGCATCTCCAGTCGGCTCTATTGCAGCCTGCAGATAGCATCTTTCTTCTTCGGCTTCTTCTGCCCATGCCTTGTACCCATCTGCGGTTCTGCTAAAGTACTTGTCGATGGTGCTCTTGTGTTTCTGTTTGTTTTCTTTTTCTGCCATAATTTTTACTGAATGTTTAAAAGTTGCCGCAGGTTCCCTATAATCTGGTCAGGTTCCCACCCTGAAGGTTGCCCTGCGGCTAATTGGGAAACGCTATAACATTATAAACTAAAACTATTTCTTTGCGGCTGTGCCAGTCTTGCCTTGGCTGCGGCTCATTGCCTTCTCTGCCTTCTTCTGTGCGCTCTCGGCTGCTGCCTGCGCCTGCTGTGCGATTGCTTCCTGCTGCTTTGGCTTCTTGAAGGTCTCCTCTACTGTGGTCGTACCTTCCTTGATGGCGTTGTACACACCAGCCAGCTTCTGAATATCCTCTGCCGTGACTTCCTCGGCTGATTTCTTGCCCAGGTATTCCAGCAGCATAAGGTCTGTTACCTGGTACACTTGGAAGCAGGCTACGCAGCTCTTCCACTGGCTCTGTACGCCAGTCTGCTTGATGTGCTCGAGTGCCTTTGCCTGCACTTCCTTCACCACGCTTGCAATTAAGACCTGCGGCACGACCTTGCAGATTGCGTTGCGTTGAGCAATGGCAACTGCCGCATTGCCAACCACCACCTGCATATCCTGCGAGTAGGTGTAGCCCTTCGAGGTCAGAATGCTTCGCTTTACTTCGGTAGAGTATGCAACGTTGCTCTCTAGGTCATGGCATACGCCTTGTGCCGTGATGGTCTTGCCATCGTTTGCGATGATGCGACCAGCGATGCGCAGGTTCTTCCAGCAGGCGGAAATGATTTCCGTAAACCTGACGCTAGGACCCTCGATTACTGTTGTCTTTCCGTTCTTGTCCGTGCGCTCCAGATGATAGAAGCAGTTGTAGGCTACATCATCGTCCATGGCTGCTAATGCTACCATGTTCTTCTTGCATTGCATGATGTCTCTCGGGAACTTGTGCGCTGTTGCAATCTGTCCGTCAATCTCCGAGCGGTTGATAGCTTCCAGCATTTCGCCACCGCTCACTTGAATAATTTCATTTTCCATAATTCGTTCTTTTTATTGTTCAACATAATCTTTTAATTAACCTAGTGGAAGGCTGGGGATTCGAACCCCAGTTGACTGCCAAAACTTACCCCCCCTTGCCAGCTGCCGAGGGATGCCCTTCCGTTGCAGGGCGCACGCTGTCGTTTCCGCATATTACATGGTAAAAACAACTAATTTTAGATAACCTTTGAAAAATGAGTTTTGCGTGCGCCCTTTGCCCTGCCGCTGCAGGGAAACATATAATTGTTAAATAATCGTAGTCAAACCAGTTGAGCCATAAGGCTGTCGAGCCTGCTTTCCTCGAAAGCGTCCATCGGGTCTTGGTCTGCGTATTGGCTGTTCTCCTCCAGCCAGTCGTCCATCACGTCCTGATAGTTAACGCAGCCCTCGATGGCTTCCTCCAGCCGCTCGCTGTCGTTGTTGCTATTCTTGTGCGTCACGACCGCTGTGTTCCCGGTTCTGTCGCACCAGACTGAAATATCGCCTGCCTTTGTTTTAATGTCTACCCTTGCAACCGCTGGTCGCTGCGGTTCACGGTCTAACTCCAGCCAGATGGCATCGTACATCTTCTTCCTGCAATCCTCTATTATCTCCTTCATTCGTTACCTCCTCTCTTATTGAATATGTAACTTTGGAAGGTCTCACGGCACGACTTCAATACCTCGTTGTCGCCAATTCCGTCCACTGGTATGAGCGGTATGTTATCCAGTGCCACGCAAAGGTTGCCCTTAAACTCTCTGTACTGGATTCTTCGCTCTGCCTCGATGTAACACTTGTTGTTTAGTTTGCAACACTTTCGGGTCTTGCGGTTCGCCTTCCAGTTAGTGATAAGCCAGCAGATGTCTGTGTACTTCACGATCATCCTGCGCATATTGATTGATAACTTGCTCATAGTGCAATCCTCCAGACTTTTTTAATCTCGCTGCCCTCGAAAACCTTGCGGTTGTCGATTCTGCGGAACTTGACCTTAATCTTACCAGCCTGCAACCATCTGCGCAGGGTGTTGCGATGGATGCCAAGCACCTTGCAGGTCTCTGTCATGGTGTATCTGCCTGCATCCGCTACCTTTGGTTCTACGTTCGTCATATTATGCCCTCCAAAAGATTAAAGTTACTAATACGATGGCAACTGCCAGGCTTATTACTTCGTCACTTGTGATAATCTCGATAAACTTCTTCATACGCTCTGAATGTTTAAATTGGTTCTACTTGATTATTTGCGTACGGCTGCACGTCTCTTCTTTGGTGTTATCAATCCAGCCTTAATGAGGATAACACGCACGTTTTGCTGGGTGCAACCAACACGCTGTGATACTGCGAGCATTATTCTGCTGTCTGATGTCTCGGCAGGTGCTTTTGCTCGGAAATCTGCAAACATCGCTATGATGTTCTTCTTTCTTTCGTCCTGCTGCTTCTGCAACGGTGTTCGAAAATCATAATTAAAATTTTCTCCCATTTTATTTGTATTTTAAATTATTTTCTTTATCTTTGCAAAAGAGTTTTTAAACTCGTTATGTAATTCGGTTGCAAAAATACAAAAACATTTTGTAATATACAAAGATATACATAATGTTTTAATGTATTTTTAATGTTGTTTACAATTATTTAAAACATAATTATGTATGACTACAAAAGAATACAATAATACGGAAATAGCAAAGCGAGTTGAACTTCTTCGCAAAAGAAGTGGAATGTCCATCAATAAAATGGCGACAATGGCTGGTATTGACACAGGAAATCTATCTCGCTCCATAAATGGAAAAGCAAGTTTTTCCGACCGTGTAATTTACAAAATCGCCAGTGCACTGCACGTCTCGGTTGACTGGCTGGAAAAAGGTATCGAACCGATGTTCTCTCCAACGGTTGCAAGTCCATCCGATGTTGGTGCAGGAATTATCGGCTCGAACATTGATGCTTCGAATAGTAAAGGGTTCACGCAGACTATCAGCTCAACCGATGCCTTGGCTAGGGAGTTAGAACTGCTTAGAAAGATGGTTTCAGATAAGGACGAGGAAATCAAGTTCCTTCGTGCGCAATTATCAACAAAAATAAGTGGTAGCGTATGACTGGTTTAGAGCTAAGAAGGTATGTTGAATACTCTGGGCTTACAATGAGCGATGTAGCAAGGGAATTGGATACCAGTCCACAAAATATTCGTTCAAAGATGATAAAGGAAAGAGTTAGTGCCGATTTTGTCGAAAGGGTCAAAAATGCGGTTTCAAAATGTGCTCCTCCAATACCTGGCAAAATAAAGCAAGTAATGATTGATGAAAAGATGCATTATTGCGTAACTGGTGAGGGACTGAAAAGACGTATCAAATCATACGGAATACCTCTAAATTATATAGCCGCAGCTTTGGGGACTAGCCCTCAAAATCTAAGCGGAAGGCTAGGAGCAAAAAGTGTCAAACTTGATTTTGCCCAAAAGGTTGAAGATGTAATTCAAAAGTACAAAGAGGAGATAGGGCTTGACTCAAACTTTCCTTTAGAGCAACCGGAGTCTTCAGAAGAACAAATGCCTTCAACTACACTAGAATCGGTTTTGATGGCAAAAGTTGAAAGACTCGAAAATGAAAATTCCTTCCTGCGAAAGCAAGTTGAAACCCTGCTTGCCATTGTCGGGCAAAAATAATTTAGTAACTTTGCAAAATGAAAAAGTATGGTTAGTCAAAAAACAACAGACGATAGGGAGACGGACAGAAGAAAGCTCTTGGCTGGGTATCTGTACGACTGCTCGAAAATGATGTACGGAAGCGTTGCTGTCGGTGGTCTGTCTCCTCTACTAACTGGTGACCCATTGCAGGCGGTTCATCAAGTCTGCTTGGTGTCGGGTGTGGCTTGTGGCGCATCACTTGCGTACCTTGCAAATTATATAATGAAATTTAAAAAATAAAGATTATGGATGCATTCTTGTTATTTAACGTGATGGCATTGGGAATGACCATTGCATTCGGCATTTTCTTGAAATCAAAGAAAGGTCAGAAGTGGTTGCGTGAATTATAATAATTCAAATGTTTAGATTATGGAACTAGCAACTTTATTTATGTTCATAGGTGCGGTTATCGGCACAGGTCTCGTGATTTGGTCTAAGACGAAATCTGGCGAGAAATGGTTGCGTGAACTTTAGTTCTCGCTCCAGGTACAATATCAACTAAAATTCTAAGTAACGATGAAAGATGAGGATTTCATAGAGCGGAAGGAGAAGGTCCTTCTTGCCGCCCTCGGGAAAAGCTGGCTATGGAAAGCCAGCAGGTTGATAATAGGCATCATCCCTCCAGTGGGTGCGCTTGTTATGCTGGTGCACTGCACCCTGCTCTCGTTCGGCATTCGGGCAAAACTCACAGAGTGGATATTCGACTGCTCGCTCTTCGGCTTCATTGCCTGGATCATCGTCAGCCTTGCCTATGGCTTCTGCTGGGTGCATCGAACGTTCGCTACATACGGAGTGCTGATTTCATTCTGCATCGACTTCCAGCGTTCTTTCGGGTTCGGTGTTTTTCGCCAGCCGCTGCAGCTGCTGATGGTCGCCCTAGGGCTGCTGCTCTTCTTCGTCTTCATCAAGAAAAAGGCTTGGAATGAGTTCTACGACAGAAATATAAATCATTTAAATAAATAGCGTATGGGAAGTTTCATTAATGGACTGGCAAAGGGTTTCGTTCGCTCTGCTGTCAATCAGGTAGGAAGGGATGCTGGTCGTGTTGTCAGCAATAACATCTATGGCGATGCTCACTCTATACCGCACCGGAATGTTTCTGCTGGTGGTGCTGGTCGTGTTTCCAGCGTTGGCAAGATGGAGGATGAAGGAATCCAGCCGATAGTCCCTTCTGTTGGTGTTGCTTGGTTTTGGGGTTTCGTTGGTTTTGTGTTTAGCATCATCGGTGGAGTTGTCCTACTGATTGTTGGCTACAGAAAGCTGAAAAATAAACATACTGCCTATGGCTGGCAGTATACATCGCAGGCGGTCTATGTCGCTGATGGTCGCTACAAGAGAGGGGAAAGGTACGATGGTCATCAATTGACTAGGCGTAAGGTGGAGATTGAGGCTGATGATTATATCATGGCAAGAAACGAGAAAATAGCAAAGATTTATCTATACTTTGGTTTCGCTGCTATTCTCGGATATATCTTTGTAATGTTAGTTATGCCGAATGTGCCGAATTGATTACCTTCTCGCATACGAGAAATATTTGCCAGTGCTCACTCCTTCCGAGGTGGATGGACTGCTGGCTTCTCGTCCCTCGCTGGCTCAGTTGCAGGACTGGTCGCAAAGATTGAATAATCATCGGGCAAGGCTGGAAAGCGTTTTCAGTCGTGCCTATCAAAAACAGAAAGATTATGGAAGATAA